TTACCCTGCCGAGCAAAACATTGAATGTTCTATTTTTTGCCAAATGGCCGAGGAAGATTACAAATGAACGAAGCACCACACTCAGCTGTTGATTTCATTATTAAAAACGCGCCCAAATACGGCAAAGCCAAAGGCAACAGGGTTCAGATCGAGGAATTCAGAAAGTCTAAAAAGGCGCTTTTGATGAAAGATGCCTTGACCAGAGGGTTTGAAGCGGCAAACGCCCAAGAGCGAGAGGCTTACGCTGACCTTGAATATGTCCAACTAATCTCAGGATTAGCGGCGGCTGTTGAGGAAGAAGAAACCCTCAAATGGCAGATGGAAGCCGCAAAGATGCGGGTGGACATTTGGCGTACTGAACAAGCTAACAACCGAACAATAGACAAGGCGGCGCAATGAGAAAGAAGTGCAACCGAAAGATTTGGTCAACCCAAATTAACCCAATTGCTCACGCAATGGCTGGCGCGGCCATAACTGACGAATCCAGTTTGAACAAGCTGAGACTTGGCGAGCTATCCGCTTTAGAAGCCATGAGAATGGGCAAAGGCACTTTAGAAGATTGGCGGCTTTTGGTGGATATGCTGAACATTACCCAGACCTTTGTACGCTACGGAATTGGCCCAGAGGCAAGAGAGGACTGCCAAAAGGCTCAAGAAAGCCTATTTAACGCCGCCAAACGCTACGAAAAGACAAAGAGAATGGGATTGGATGGCCAAGGAATAACAGCCCTTCAAAATGTCCATGAGTGGCATGACCTTCAAAGGACAAGCGTAGCCAGGTCAGTCTATGAGGACATGATCGAAAAGACCAGAAACTACATTAAATCTAAAGGCAAGGAAGTGGTTGAGATATGATTCCCAAATTCCCTTACTTTCGTTCAAAGAAACATCTAAAGAATGTGGCCAACCTACCCTGTCAGGTCTGTGGACTAGAAGGAAGCACCCAAGCCGCCCACTCAAATCAAGCCAAACACGGCAAGGGCAGGGGAATCAAGGCAAGTGACGAATACACCGCCGCTTTATGCTTCAAACACCATTTCTTGATAGACCAAGGAAACAGCCTAACCAAAGAGGAACGGGTGGAAATGTGGGACAAAGCCCATCAAAAGACCATAAACGCCTTGATTGAGCAGGATTTATGGCCAACAGAGCTTCAGCCCCGATGAGCTTTGTCCAGACCTTGAGATTCGTGCTTTTTGAGTTCTTTTTCGACCTTTTCGATGCGGCGCATTTCTTCTTTGTGCTCGCGGACTGGCTCATAATGACCTGTTGGGGTGGCGCGATGATTCTTCTTTTCGATGATTTTGAAGTTGGTGGCCATGAAAAAAACTCCTATAATGTGTTGACTATTATCCCGCAAAGGGCGTAAAGTTACCAAACAACTTCCTTAAGGAACAATCATGGGCAAAATGGATTCAAGCAAAGGCATCCCAAGCGTGACTGGTGCAACTGCACCTAAAGGCGCGACTTCTTCTGACCGTACTGGCGAGCGCATGGAAAAAATGCGTGGTGGCGTGGCTCAAGGCATGGAAGATAAAATTGGTGCTGACAAGCAATTCAATACTGGCAAAACCTCTGGTATTTGCTATGTAAAAGAAAAAGCCGCTTACCGCTAAAAGCGAAGCCCAAGCAGCCGTGAAGGGACTGCAAGGGCCTCTAACCAAACAACTGAAATGGAGTTGAAATGGCTGATTCAAATTTTAGCTTGTCAAAAGATTTGCTTCACGAACTATTTGAGTATCGTGAAGGCAAGTTATTTTGGAAAAAAGTCAATTCATCAAGAACGGATGTAATTGGCAAAGAAGTTGGTTGCATAAACTCTAATGGATATAGAGTGACCAAACTTCATGGCAAAAATTATTTAATCCATCGTTTGATTTATGTAATGTTTCATGGTCAAACGCCATCAGTACTAGATCACATTGATGGAAATACGCAAAACAACAAAATTGAAAATTTACGACCCGCAACTTCTTTACAAAATTCTTACAATGTAAAGAATTACAAAAGTAACAAAACTGGTGTTAAAGGAGTAAACTTTAACAAGCAATGCGGTAAATTTTCAGCAAGATGCCAAGTCAATAAAAAACAAAATTGGCTTGGTTTCTTTCCTACATTAGAGCTGGCTGAACAGGCTGTTAAAGCCTTCAGAGCTGAACATCATGGGGAGTTTGCCAATCATGGTTAAACATTGTAAGGCTTGCGACCATTTCATTGATAGTGGGCAAGCCATTGGTACTTGTAGACGGTATCCGCTCTATCAGACAAGATCGCCACATGAATGGTGCGGTGAATTTACGCCTGTCCCGTACGCCGAACCAGTACCAGAGATGCTGGCGCTTCCTGTGCGTGAAATAAAGACCGAGACAACTGGTTTTCTAAGAGTGGTCGAAGAACGCCCCAAACGCAAGTACACCAAGAGGGTGAAGAATGATTAAGCCATTACGCGACAAGATCATTGTGAAACCTGAACAGCGGTTCGTGTCTGAATTGCTGGATTTAACCCAAGTGCAAGGTGCTGATACCAAAGGAATCGTGGTGGCCGCAGGGCCAGAGGCGTTAGATCAAGGTCTTAACATTGGTGACAAAGTTCATTTTGGGACTGTGGCTGCTGATGCTGGCAATGAATACCTGAAGTTTGAGCCGCTAATTCTCAATGGTGAAAAACACCTGAAGATGAGTTGGCAAGATGTTTGTTTTGTGGAGGAACTATGACTAAAGACCAAATCCAGGCCCGTATTGACGAACTGATGCGTTTCGGCAGGGAAGCTGAGAGCCGAATCCACGCCATCAATGGTGCGCTTCAAGAGTGCAACTACTGGATGAGCCAACTGGAACAAGGCGCTCAACCCGAAATCAAGACCCAAAATGAAGGTTGAGAACATTTACACCTTGGTGATGTGGTACGAGGCCGCCAAGAAACAATTAGAGTGGTTGCGTAAAGGCAACAATCGCGCTTTAATTGAGGCGTACAAGGAAATCGTGGCTTCATACGAGGCCAGATTCCGCCAACTGAACGAAGATATAGATGTAATGGCTTACTTTGGAGAACAAAATGCCGCTTAAAAAATCAGCAAGTCCTAAGGCTTTTAAAGAAAACATCAAAGCCGAAGTGAAGGCGGGTAAACCTGTCAAGCAGGCCGTGGCCATTGCATATTCTGAGGCTCGTGAGGCCAAAAAAACCCAAGCGAAAAAGAAATGAAAAAGCACGACAAGCCCATTGAGCACAAAACTACGGGTAAGGGCAAGACTTACAACCCAACAGAAAAAGGCGCAGGAATGACCGCAAAGGGTCGTGCTGAATACAACGCCAAAAACAATGCCAATCTGAAGCCACCTGCCCCAAATCCAAAGACAAAGGCAGACGCAGGCCGAAAGGCGAGTTTCTGCGCCCGAATGGAAGGCGTAGTAAAGAACGCCAAAGGCCCTGCTGAGAGAGCAAAAGCATCATTAAAGAACTGGAATTGCTGATGAAACAAGGACTCTACGCAAATATCCACAAGAAGCAAGAACGCATTGAGCGTCAGAAAGCCGAAGGCAAGCCTGTGGAAAAGATGAGAACACCAGGCTCAAAAGGTGCGCCTACTGCCAAAGCATTTAAAGAATCTGCAAAGACCGCAAAGAAATGACAGAAACCCAAGAAAAGCGCCCCGTAGGTCGCCCAAGCCTATATGACCCTGCCTATTGCGAAAAGGTGGTGGAATTAGGCCGCCTTGGTAAATCAGTAGAGCAAATTGCTTCAAATCTTAATCTGTCGTTAAGAGTAATGTACAAATGGCGCGATGAGCATGAAGAATTTATGCACGCCATGGAAGATGCGAAGCAACATGAGCAAGCATGGTGGGAAGAACAAGCACAAGCCTACATGGTTGAGAACAAGGAAAGCGACAGATTGAACGCTTCTTTGTGGTCAAGATCAATGGCTGCGAGATTCCCTAAGAAGTACCGTGAAAGCGTCAAACAAGAGATTACAGGGGCAGAGGGTGCGCCTTTGCTTCAAGGGATTCAAGTTACTTTTGTGAAACCAGAAAATCAGTCGCAAGACGCTGGATAAATGTAACCAGCACCATGTCTGACCTGAAAGATGCAATTGCCAAAGCTCAGTTTCCTTACAAACTGTCGTGCCTATTCGACCCGCCAAAGGCTCGCTATCGTGTGCTTTATGGTGGGCGTGGCGGCGCTAAGTCTTGGGGTGTTGCTAGAGCACTTCTAATCAAGGGTGCTAAAGACTGCCTACGCATACTGTGCGCCCGTGAGTTCCAGACCTCAATCAAAGATTCAGTCCACAAGCTGCTGTGCGACCAGATCACCGACCTTGGATTGACCGCTTTTTACGAAATCACCCAAACCTCAATCCGAGGCAAGAACGGCACAGAGTTCGCTTTTGTCGGTCTGAAGAACAATGTGGCCAACGTCAAATCTTACGAAGGTGTGGACATTTGTTGGGTAGAGGAAGCGCAGACCACCAGCCGACTAAGCTGGAATGTGCTCATCCCGACCATTCGTAAACAAGATTCAGAGATTTGGGTGACCTTCAACCCTGAGTTGGAGAGTGACGAGACTTATCAAAGATTCGTGCTAAACCCACCCGAAGGCGCGGTTGTCCAAAAAATCAATTGGTCGGACAACCCTTGGTTTCCTGAAACGCTGGAAGTTGAAAAGAATCAACTTAAGATGCGCGACCCAGAAGCCTATAACGTGGTTTGGGAAGGGCTTTGCAGGCAGACTGTTGACGGTGCTGTGTTTGCCAAGGAAATGCAACTAGCTGAGTTGGATGGCCGTATCACAAGGGTCAATTACGACATGACCAAGCCTGTCCACGCCATCTTTGATTTGGGTTGGTCTGACGCTACGGCTATTTGGTTTCTTCAATTTGTGGGCATGGAAACCCGCCTGATTCGCTACATTGAGGGCAATCAGCAGACCATGAGCGAATACTTGGCCAAGATGCAAACATTCGGGTATATCTACGACACCCTGTGGCTACCGCATGACGCTGAGAACAAGACGCTGGCGGGGAATGGTCGGAGCATTGAGGAAATCGTAAGGGCGGCAGGCTACAAGACCAAGATCATCCCAAAGACACCGATTCTGGACTCAATCAACGCTGCCCGAACAATTTTCCGCAATTGCTGGTTTGACCGCGAGAACTGCCACGAGGGGCTTCAATGCTTGCGTCACTATCGTTACGATGTTGACCCTGATACCAAACAGTTCAGCAGAACGCCAGTACATGACAACTATTCACACGGCGCTGACGCATTCAGGTATATCGGCCTAATGGTCAACGAACCCCGACAACGCCCAAGAGCGAAGTCAATCCAGAACTATGGTGGAATGAACGCTTGGATGGGATAATGGCATAAAATCGCCGCATATTTAAGGACTTGCTATGGCAAAAGATACGGTTGGTGACCCAAGAATTGACGAGGCTAAACAGTTCCTCAAGTTAGCCAATGACGCTGACACCATGAACCGCCAAGAGGCGCTAGAAGATATGAAGTTTGTGGGCGGTGAGCAATGGCCTGTTGAACTTCAAAACTCACGCAATCTGGAATCCCGCCCTGTCCTTACCATTAACAAATTGGATGGTTACTGCCGCCAGGTGGTGAACCAGATCAAACAACAGCGCCCCCGCCCCAAAGTTCACGGCATGAACTCACAGGCTGACGAAAAGACCGCCCAAGTCATTCAGGGCATCATTCGTCACATCGAGGCTAATTCACGCGCTGATAACGCCTACGACACCGCCGCTGACTACGCTGTTCGCATGGGTTGGGGTTATATCCGACTACGCACCGATTACGTTTCGCCTGACTCTTTTGATCAGGAAATTTACATTGATGCTGTGGATAACCCATTTACTGTTTATTACGACATCAACTCGGTTGCCCCCGATGGGTCAGACGCAGAGCGTTGTTTAATTACAACAATGATGCCAAAGAGCGAGTTTGAAAAGCTCTACCCTGATTCGGACACCATGTCGTTTACCCAACGTGGTACTGGCGACAGCCAATCAGAATGGATTACCAAAGAAGATATTCGACTTGCTGAGTATTACTACACCGTCAAGGAAAAGGCGACCTTGTATCTTTTGAGCGATGGTTCATCGACCTTTGCTGATGACAAAGACTTCTTCAATCGTCTGGAAGCCGTGGGCGTGACTGTGGTTGACCAGCGGGATTCATACAAGAAAACTGTGAAGTGGTGCAAGTTGACTGCCTGCGAGATTCTTGAGGAAAGAACCTTACCAGGCCGCTATATCCCTGTTATTCCTGTGATGGGTCGACATATCGTTGTGGGTGACAAACGCCACAAGTTTGGCATGGTGCGCTACGCCAAAGACCCACAGAGAATGTATAACTTCTGGCAAACCAGCATGACCGAATCAATCGCACTCGCACCAAAGGCAAAGTGGTTGATGGCTGAAGGCCAAGACGAAGGCCATGAAAACGATTGGGCGCAGGCTAACGTCAAGTCCTTCCCGTTGTTGCGTTACAAGCAGACAGACATTGAAGGCCGCCCCGCACCTGCGCCGACCCGCTTGCAACCAGAACCACCACCGACAGGTATCTTGGCTGCGACCGAGACAATCGACCTTGACATGAAAATGATGATGGGCGTGTTTGACCCTGCCCAACTGCGACAAGGCAATGTGTCTGGCAAGGCTCTGAACGGTCAGATTCAGCAGATGGATTTGTCCAACTTTGACTTCTACGACAACCTTACAAAGTCACAAGCACAGGTCGCCCGAATCATCCTTAACTGGATTCCCGAGGTGTATGACACTCAGCGCGTTATGCGAATCATCGGTGACGACAACAAACCCGAGACAATCACCATCAACGAGCGTGACGCTGTGGGTCGTGTAATGAACGATGTGACTGTTGGCCTCTATGACGTGGTGATGGATACAGGCCCTGGCTACAACTCAAGACGCGAAGCCGCTGTTGAGGCCATGACGCCTATTTTGTCGCGTGACCCCAACCTGATGGCTCAAATCGGTGATTTGTGGTTCAGAAACCAAGACTTCCCTGGCGCTGACATTATTGCTGACCGCTTGGCCACACTCAACCCGCTGGCTCAGATTGACGAGAAATCGGACATTCCACCGCAAGCTCAAATGGCCATCAAGCAATTGCAGACGCAACTCCAGCAGGCGCAACAGCAAATGCAACAAATGCAAATGGCTATGAAGCAACGCCAAGACATTGAGCAAGTCAAGCAAGACAACGAGAACAAGCGCAAGTTGATGGATGTGACTGCCAGAGCGCACAACACCGAAACAATGGCCGAAGTCAGGGTAAATGACCAGAACACCCGTTCTATCACCAGCCAGAACAAGACCGAAATTGACGCGATTGTTCAACTTCTCCTGCACAACATGGACACCGCCAGATTGGTTAAAGAGATTGAATCCAGAAACTTTGAGCAGGCACAATATGCTCAGATTGCGGCGCAAGATATTGACCAAGGCCAAAACCCATTGATGCCTCAATAAATTCGTGGTAAATTAACCACAAACCTTACCCGTGAGGTACACGGGGCAAATTCGGAGTGACAACGTAATGTCTGAAAAACAAGCTAGTCAAGTATTGACAGGCGAAAACGCAGCGGAATTTTATGCAAACAGATTAGGTTTAGCTGAATCTCCAGCACCTGCCGAGGCTGAGGAAACCTCAGAGCCGACAGAAGTTGAGGAACAGAGTGAACCTGAGGAAGCAGAAGCCGAAGCAAAACCACAGGAAGAAAAAAAGCAAAATCCTAAACTTGAACGGCGATTCTCGGAAATCACTAAGCAACGTGAAGAAGCGCGAAAAGAAGCGCAAGCAGAGCGTGAGCGTAGAGAAGCCCTAGAAGCGCGTTTGGCGGCTCTTGAAACGCAATCTAAGCCTCAGGCTGTGGTTGCAGACCAAGAACCCCAACCTAGCCAATTCAACGATGCGTTTGAATATGCCAAGGCTCTAGCAGAGTACACGGCAGACAAACGAATTGCTGAAATGAAGCAGGAAGAAGCGAAGGCCAAAGAAGCTGTTGAGCGCCAAAAGGTCATTGACCAATGGACTCAGAAGGTTCAAAAAGCCAAAGCCGACTTGCCTGATTTTGATGACATGGTTGCATCGAGTGATGTAGTCGTAAATGATGACATTCGTGATGCGATTCTGGAGAGTGATGTTGGGCCTCAAGTCCTGTATCACCTAGCTGAAAACACAGACTATGCCAAAAAGATCGCTAGCATGAGCCCCAAACAGGCTCTTAGAGAAATAGGAAGGCTTGAGGCTAGGTTTGAAAAAACCGAAGAATCTAAACCTGTGGCTAAAAGTAAAGCACCAGCACCGATCAGCCCGATTCGGAGTTCTGGAAAAGCAGATTTGCCCATAAGCGCCAATGGCGAATTTCATGGGTCTTATCAGGCTTGGAAAGAAGCGAGAAAAGCGGGTCGGATTCGGTAAACCTAATCTTTTTGAAAGAGACTAAAAATGTCAAACAATTTGCTAACCATTAGCAAGATCACCAACGAAGCGTTGATGGTCTTGGAAAACGAGTTGACCTTCACTTCTGAAGTTGACCGCAACTATGACGACCAGTTTGCTGTCGTGGGCGCTAAGATCGGTAACACCGTGAACGTTCGCAAGCCTGGCCGTTTCATCGGTACTACTGGCCCCGCCCTGAACGTTGAAGATTTCAACGAGACTTCAGTGCCCGTGACCTTGAGCACACAATTCCACGTTGACACCCAATTCACCACACAAGATTTGGCTTTGTCTTTGGATATGTTCTCTGATCGTGTGTTGAAACCCGCTATCGCTGCAATCGCCAACAAGATTGACCGTGATGGTATGGCTATGGCCGTGGCTCAGACTGCCAACATCGTTGGTACTGCTGGCGTTGTTCCTACCGAATTGCTGACCTACTTGACCGCAGGCGCATATTTGGACAGCGAAGGCGCACCACGTGATGGCCGCCGTTCATGTATCGTTGAACCCTTTACATCTGCTTCCATCGTGAACAGCTTGAAAGGTTTGTTCGTTCCTCAAGAAGCCATTGCCGCTCAATACCGTAAAGGTTTGATGGGTCGTGACTCTGGTGGTATGAACTGGAAACTCGATCAGAACGTTGTGTCGCAAACTTTCGGTGACAACAGCACCGACACCGTTACCGCTTCTGTGAACACCACTACAGCTACTGGTTTCTTGACTAGCGGTTGGGCTTCTAGCTCTACCATCAGCGTGACTGCCGCCAACACAGGTATCATCAACCTGAACGCTGGTGACGTTATCACTATTGATGGTGTGTTTGCTGTCAACCCACAAAACCGTCAACCCTACGGCTCTAACAAGCTGCGCAACTTCGTGGTTAAGACAACCGTGGCGATTTCGTCTGGTTCGTCTGGCAACGTGGTTGTGTCGCCTGCCGTTATCACCGCTGGCCAATTCCAGAACGTGAGCATCCCCACCACTTCTAGCACCGCTGCTGTGACCCAGTTCAACAAAACTGGTGTTGTGTCTGCTCAGAACATCATCATGCACAAGAACGCTTTCACTTTGGCTGTCGCCGATTTGGAATTGCCAGAAGGTGTGCATTTTGCTGGTCGTGCAAGCGATAAAGAAATTGGTCTGTCAATGCGTGTTGTGCGTCAGTACACCATCAACAACGACAGCATCCCAACTCGCTTGGATGTGCTCTACGGTTGGGCGCCTCTGTACCCCGAATTGGCCTGCCGCGTTGCAGCCTAATTGACAATGGGGGCTAATCACCCCCGTCATTAAACTTTTTTTAAGGAAATTCAAAATGGCTAATCCAGGACCAGCATCCACCCAAACCCCTAACTACCTGTTAAATGGTAATGCCAGCGATGGTATTGCTTTGGGCATCGCCACAGGTGAAATGGGCTTCTATGGCAAAACTCCTATTGTTCAACCTGGCGCAATCACAGCATTGACCGCAGGCCCAACAACTGCCGAGTTCGTTGCCGCTACTAACTCAATCATTACCGCTTTGAAAAACCTCGGTTTGACAGCGTAATTTTTAGCAGTTGCCTTTGCGCCCTCTGAGTAAAATCGGGGGGCGTTTTCTTTTTGTGAAGGAAAAAGAATGAAACACATAATGATTGCCATTCCCGCATATACGGGCGTGGTTCACATGGGAACTATGCGTTCCCTGTTAAACGACACTTTGGAATTGGTCAAAAGGGGCGACCGATACACCTTGGTTGACGATATTGGAAATGCCCTCATAGCTGACAGCCGAGGCGTGATTGCCACTCGATTTTGGGAATCCGACTGCGATGACCTGATTTTTGTGGACTCGGATGTGACTTGGCAGGCTGGTGCGCTGCTTAAATTGGTAGATGCGCCTGTTGATTTGGTGGCGGGTGTTTATCCTGCTAGGCGTGACCCAATTAGCTATCCGCTTCACTATTTGGAAAAGGAAGAACTTTGGGCTGACCCTGAGACAATGCTTTTGGAAGTCAAGTCTGTGGCCACGGGGTTTATGAAGATCAGCCGAAATTGCATCGCCAAGATGATTGAGGCTTATCCCGAAAAACATTACTACACCGCAGAACGCGACCAACAGTTTTATCCCTTGTTTGACCATGTGTTTGAAGATGGATATAAATGGGGGGAGGATTACAGTTTCTGTATCCGCTGGCGAAATATCGGGGGGCAAGTTTGGATTGACCCTGAGATTGCAATGGGTCATATCGGATATAAAATCTTCCAAGGGCATCTAGGAAATTACCTCAGAAATAGGTAAAATTTGCCCATTCTTTGCAAAGGAAAAATATGTCAACTCCTTTTCGCGTAGTGGGCCCAACCGTAGCGGTTTCGGCTGGCGCTACCGCCACAACTGAGCGTCTGGTAAACAACAACCCCAACATTCAATGTAACTTTGTGTCGCTGATTAACACAGGCGCAACAAGCGTTGCTGTGAAGTTTGGCCCTACTGGTGTTGATGCACCTGTTTTGCCTGTAAGCGGCACAAATACTGGTGACTTTGTGTTGCCACCTTCGATGAATGATGCGATTATGTTTGCCGTTCCAACCACTCCAACTTATGTGCGAATGATTGGCTCTGCTGCTGGCCCTTCAATCGTTTACGTTACCCCCATCGCGTTTTAAGGGGGCTTCATGGCTGACCCCGCCGAATCAGAAAACCAAAACCTACTGCCTGTTCAGGCGTATTTTTCGGTTGATGGGACATTTCAAACCTTCATTGGTCAGGGTCAGCCGTTTTACGCGACTGTTAACCCGTCACAATCGGGTTTGAACATCACAAACAGCACGATTAACTCAACGACAATCGGTGCTGTCACTCCCTCTACTGGGGTTTTCACCAATGTCGCAACGACAACGGGAACAATCTCCACAGCGCCCACCTCAAACACCGATATTGTTAACAAGCTGTATGTGGATTCAATTGCCCAAGGTTTAAGCCCAAAGCAAGCGGTTAAATGCGCCACGACAGTAAACATCACGTTGTCAGGACTCCAGACGATTGACACCTACACCACATTGGCTGGTGACCGTGTTTTGGTAAAGAATCAATCAACATCGTCAGAAAACGGCATTTATATCGCCGCTTCAGGCGCGTGGACTCGATCAGCCGACATGAATGTGTGGTCAGAAGTGCCAGGCGCTTACACCGTCATTTTGAACGGCTCACAAGCCCAAACTGGTTGGGTTTGTACTGCTTCTGATACTGGAACAATCGGCGTTACCGCGATGCCTTGGGTTCAGTTCTCAGGCTCTGCTACTTACTACGCTGGCACAGGTCTTTCCCTTGCGGCCAACACTTTTAGCATTACGAATACTGGCGTAACAGCGGCATCGTATGGGTCGGCCTCTAAGACTCTGACCGCAACTGTCAACGCCCAAGGCCAATTAACGGCACTTTCTGCTTCTGATATTGCCATCGCTGGCACTCAGATCACAAGCGGGTTAGTTAGCCCAACCTACGGCGGCACAGGGGTCAACAATGGCTCTAACACGCTGACTTGGAACGCAAGTTATACCCTCAACCAATCGGTTGCGTCTGGCGCTTCGCCTTCGTTTGTGGGTGCTAACTTTTCGTCAATCCCAAATTCTGCGCTGACAAACAGTTCTATTACTGTCAACGGTTCGACCATTGCATTAGGCGGTTCAGCCACCATCACGGCGGCTAATCCTTTTGCGTTGACTTTGGGAACTGGTCTGTCGGGAACTTCCTACAACGGTTCAGCGGCGGTAACTGCGGCGATTGCCAACACAG